AGCAGAGGTGTCCATTGTAAATACAGGCGTTGCTATTACTCGTATCATTGAGGAGCACCCTGTAAATATCAATACATTTGCTTCTGAAATCGTGCTGCCGTCTTATGAACGGATGGACGAAGTTGCGGTACTTAAGGTGGCGTAATGATGAAATTCACTCCTAAATATACGGTTTCTTATCATGGGGCATTCCATGAAGCGGGCAAACCGTTTGAAATCGATGCTAAGGACGCGGACGAAATGTCCGCGCATGGCATTGTAGAAGCAGCCAAAGAAACCGATAGCAAAGAACCAAAGAAACAGCCCAAATAGAGAAAGGATGCGGCTTTATGTCCTATTGTAATTATGAATTTTACACCGAAATTTATTTCGGTAATCAAATTGCAGAAGATGATTTCCCGCGCCTTTCTTCCCGCGCGTCTGATTATATCCGATTTGTGACAAAGGGCATATCCGATACAGTAGAAGGGCTTGACTTTGAAGCGGTGCAAAAAGCAACCTGTGCAATAGCGGAAATCTTACTGGACGAAAGCCGCATGACTACCAGCGTATTTGCAGAAGGAAGCGCGATAGCAAGTGAAACTGTGGGGAGTTGGTCAAGGTCTTACCACTCCCCGACCCTTTCCGCTGCACAAATTGAGTATATCAACAACCGCAAAAAAGAAGCGCTGTTAATGTATCTTGGCAATTTGCTGGCTTTCAAAAGCATTTTTGGTGTAACGTCTTACAAATGTATTCATCATGCGAAAGGATGTCGGTTATGAGTATGTTTCCTCATACGGTAACGGTTTATAACGTTTCAAATGAAACAAATGATTTTTTTGAAGATGTTACCACAAATCACATTACTATTTTACGCGGTGTGCTGATGGACGCGTCAAAAGCTGCAAATGTAAGAACCAGCGGCTTAGAAGGTGCTGATGCTGTAAATCTGTATATCCCGTTTTCTGTTGAAGCCATAGACGGCATAACAGGCGAATTAAAGCAGTATATGCCGCCTATAGAATTTTGGCGTACAGATGATAAAATGGGCTTCTGGACGCTCTCTGACGGCGGGAACACCTTTTTTATCAAAGGTGAAGTGGTAGAACAAGATGCAAGCGTACAGCTTATCGAGATGGCATATGACCATGTGTATAATGTTACCAAAATTGATGAAAAAGATTTTGGCGGTTTGCAGCATTGGGAAATTGGAGGAAATTAGTATGGCTGGTTTGAAATTAACTATCCATGACAATCTAACCGCTGCACTTGTAAAAGAATTAGGCGCGGCAGCAACAAAAGCAGAACACGCCCTAGCAATACAAGTACAGAAGGACACAGAACCTTTTGTCCCGGCTCTTACAAAATCCCTTGTAAATCGTACACAAGTAGTCGAAAACAAAGTTGTTTATCCGGGACCTTACGCAAGGTTTTTGTATTATGGCAAATTAATGATTGACCCGGCAACAGGTAGCGCATGGGCACCCAAAGGCGCAACAAAAGTTGTCACTGGAACAAACCTAAAATTCAATCATTCCGTTCACAATCTTGCACAAGCGCATTGGTGCGAAGCATCGAAAGCGCAAAACCTTGATAAATGGATAGGCATAGCAAAAAAGGCGGTGGCTGATGGACTTAAATAATTTAACACAAAAAAACAGTAAGCCCCGTGAACTGGTCATACAAAGCGAAGAAGAACGCATTTCGCGCAGTGTGCTTGTTTGGTTAAACAAATTCCCTGAAATCCCGTCTGATATCGACCGAATCAATTATGAAACATTGGTTGATGATAAATCGTGCATGGCACTATCTGTAATACAAGGCGCATTTATTACAAGGCGTTATATTTTGGGCGGCTATCAGGCAGAATATCAGTTTAAGGTCATTTATCGTATCAAACCCGGCAATAGCATTGATAAACGACTGAAAGCAGATGAATTACTTGACAAATTAGGTGCATGGGCAGGCAGAAACCCACCCGATATTGGCGAAGGAATACGCACTTTACGCGTTGAACAAACTGCGCAATCTACCTTGTTTGCCATGTATGAAAATGGGGACGAAGACCACCAAATCTTAATGAAACTTACATACGAGGTGATATAAGTGGCAGAATTAACTTTTAACACAAAACCGGGCGTAACCGTTGCCCGTGAATTGCTGATTGCCTATCTTAACACGGGCACATATTCTGCGCCGGTATGGTCTGCAATCGGTAAGCGCGTAGAAGATAGCTCTATTGAAATGGATTGGGGCACAGAAAGCAAGGTTGATATTTTTGGCGATACTTATGTAACCGGCAAAAAAGCAACCAAAACACAATCCTTTGACCCGTGCGAACTGGATTCCAGTGACGTTGCACAACAGAAAATCTGGAATCTTGCAATCCGCGACAATGATGTAAATGCGTTGCTGAATCAGGATATGCTGATTGTGCATTTTTATGTTGATACAGAGGGTTCTACAGTAGGCAATTTTGCAGAACGGTATGAATCCTGCTCTGTTCTTCCAACAGGGCTTGGCGGTGAAGGCGGCGGTAGCATTGGGATGCCGATTGAGGTTACATATGGCGGCGCACGCACTACAGGAAGCGCTGCAAAGGGTTCTGACGGTATTACGTTTACTCCGGGGGTGACTAGCTGATGGCAGAAATCAGAATTGATGATGGTCTTGTTTCCTATACGTTGAATGGAAAATGTGAAGTTACATTCAACCCAACAGACCCGGCTTTTGCTGAACGGCTTTATACAACCTTTGATACGCTGGATAAGCAGCAGGAAGATTACAAGGCGCAAGTTGAAAAAATCGGGAATACGCGCAAGGTTTTTGATTTTGTCAAGGAACGTGATGCAGAAATGCGCCAATACATTGATGATTTGTTTGAACAGCCTGTAAGTGAGCATATCTTTGGTAACATGAATGTGTATGCTATTGCGAATGGCTTGCCGGTTTGGGCAAATCTCCTGCTTGCTATCATGGATGAAATTGACGTTGTATTCACACGCGAACAAAAACTCACGCATCCGCGCATTTCTAAATACACAAAGAAGTATCATAAATGATGTATGATTTGCCGAAAAGCGTTGAAATATGCGGCGATGAATACAAAATCCGGTCAGATTACAGGGCTGTGTTGGATATTTGTATTGCCCTGTCTGACCCGGATTTAGATGAAAACGAAAAGGCGTATACAATCCTTGATATATTTTATCCCGATTTTGAAAATATGCCGCGTGATTATTATGACGAAGCAATAAAGCAATGCTTTTGGTTTATCAATTGCGGTGATGAAAATCAAAACCAAAATCAGAAAACACCAAAACTTGTAGACTGGGAACAGGATTTCAAACTAATTGTTGCACCAATTAACAGGGTTATGTGTGCAGAAGTACGTGAGAAAGATTATTGGCATTGGTGGTCATTTATCAGCGCATACTATGAAATTGGTGAATGTCTATTCGCACAAGTGGTAAGAATCCGCGAAAAACTTGCAAAAGGCAAGAAGCTGGATAAATCAGACAGTGAGTTTTACCGCAAAAACCGCGCTATGGTTGATATCAAAACCACATATACAACACAGGAAGAACAGTTACTCAAAGAATGGACATAGAATTGAGGTGATTGCATGGCTACAGCTGATGGCTCTATCATATTCAGCGTTGAATTGGATGATAAGAAAGCGAATCAGGAATTAAACCGCCTAAACCGAAAAATCCAATCACTGAATGAAAAAATATATACCAGCAGGCAAGAACGCTTGCCGCTTGTGGCGCAATCAGAACAGCTTGCCGCAACGCTTGATTCTGCAAAAGCCAAACTAGAAGCAATGCGAAACGCATCTGCACCTAAATTGCAAATTAAAGACCAAGAAGAAACCGTCAGAGCCATACAAACCCAGTGGAACAACGTGCAAAGACAGGTTGAACGGTATGACGCATCAATACAAAGGTCAACAACTGAACTTGGCAGAGCGCAAACCAGAGCAGGCGAAATAGAACAGCAATTAGCCCGTTCTGGAAGCGCAGCAAATCGGCTTGCCCGTGGGATTGATGGCGTAAACAAAAGGCTTGATAAGTTTTTGGGGCGTATTGTAAATCTTGCAAAGCGTACCTTTGTATTTTCTGTAATTACTGTTGGTTTGCGTGGTATCCGGTCATGGTTTGTAAGTGTGATTAAATCAAATGATGATGCTGTAAAAGCGATTGCGAAATTAAAAGGCGCGCTTTTGACATTAGCGCAACCGCTTGTAAATGTTATTATTCCCGCCATTACAACAATGGCGAATCTGCTTACAACCGTTGTAAATGCGCTTGCAAGTGTGCTTGCAACTTTATTTGGAACAACCATAGACCAATCGCGAGAAGCTGCAAAAAATCTATATGATGAAGCAAATGCCTTAGATGAAACAGACAAAAGCGCGAAAAAAGCAAAAAAATCACTTGCCGCATTTGATGAAATACAAAAGCTGTCTAATCAAGAGGACAAAGACAAGGATAAAAAAGATGATGATAAAATAGCCCCTGATTTTTCCGATGTCGAAAAGGGCTGGTTGAAAGATATCCTTGGTGATGTTGCCGGATGGGTAACAGCCGCAACAATGCTTGCAGGCATCGCGCTGATTGCGATTGGTGCGGCTACTGGCAGTTTGGGGCTTGTGGTTGCTGGTTTGGTCTTATTAGGTATTGGGCTTGCAATTGGCGCGGATACAGGAGTGTTGCAATCATGGGTAGATATTTTGGGGCTAAACAACGTACAAGAATTTGTTGTGCTGGCAATATTACTTGCAGGCATTACAATCGTTGCAATCGGCGCAGCAACTGCCAATATATTGATGGTTATTGCAGGTCTTGTACTGCTGGGCGTAACCATCGCGTATGTAGAAAAAAGCGGCATGTTGAAGGATTGGGCTGATTCCCTTGGGCTTGCAAGGGCTGCACAATATGTAACAGCCGCATTGATGATTGCAGGGTTTGCATTGGTCGTTATTGGCGCAGCAACTGGCAATGTGCTGATGGTCATTGCAGGTATTGCGTTATTTGCAGCCGGTGTGTATGTAGGTATGAAATCTGGCGTGCTAAAACACTGGTGGGACGTTTTAGGGCTTAATAAAGCACAAAATTTTATAACAGCGGCGTTACTGGTTGGCGGCATGGCACTTGTGATTTTTGGCATTGCCACAGGTAATATTTTAATGTTTATTGCTGGTATGACTTTGATTGGTGCAGGCGTTGCTTATGGTTACTCACAAGGTGTATTGCAAGAATGGTGGGTTGCGTTGAATCTTGATAAATACGCTGGTTATATCACGGCTGCATTGATGATTGCCGGCATGGCGTTGGTGGTATTCGGCATCATTACACATAATATTTTAATGGTGATTGCTGGCATTGGTATATTTGCAGCGGGCGTTTATGTTGGTATGAAAACAGAAACGCTTCAAAGTTGGTGGGATACTTTAGGTTTACCACAATATGCAAACTATGTTACTGCCGCAATGATGATAGGCGCAGCGGCGCTTGTTGTTTTTGGCATTGCCACAACCAATATTTTAATGGTGCTCGGTGGTCTTGTGTTATTTGGCGTAGCGGCGAATTTTTCTACAGAACACGGAACAAATGAAACATGGTGGGACGCTTTAGGACTTCCACAAGTGCCTAAATGGGTACCTACAGCTTTATTGCTTGGTGGCATGGCACTTGTTGCAATTGGTGCAGCAACGGGTAATGTAATGCTGGTTCTTGCTGGTTTGGGCTTGTTAGGCGCAGGCGTTGCGGCGAAAGATATTACAAAATCCGTAAAAGGCGGCACTATCAAAGGTTTGAATGGAATGCGTTCTATGCCGTCCATAGCATCTTACAATATCCCGCATCTTGCTACAGGTGCAGTTATCCCCCCGAATCGTGAATTTCTTGCCGTGCTTGGTGACCAAAAAAGCGGGACAAACATTGAAGCCCCTGCATCTGAAATTGAAAACGCTGTTATGCGCGGCATACAACGCGCAGGCGGTCTTTCTGGCGGTAGCCATACCGCAATACTCGAAATTGACAAACGTGTCTTAGGGCGCGTTATGTGGGAAGAAAACGAAACACAAAGTAGCCGCATGGGTGTGCGGATTGTACAGAGGGCAAACACATGACATATGTAAAAATCAATGGCATTTCATTTGATGTCAATGTTGCGATTTCAAAACTGAATCGCAATTTTAATGTGCTTGACGGCGACAACGCAGGACGCACAACCAGCGGGCTTATGATACGTGATGTTATCGGTACATATATCGGGCATAAGGTAACGTTTTTCCGTAAAGGTAACAACTACGCGGCATTAGATCAACTGTGGGATTACCTAATCCTGCATTCGGTTGATGATAGTGTGATGCTAGAAGTTGCAGACGGACAATCATCTATTTCTTACCGTGCGTATTACACAAGTGGTTCGCAGGATATTGAGATTGTGACCGATGGCGTTAATTATTGGGACGAATTTGAAATAAGTTTTGTACCGATGATGGCACAGAAAACGCCTTGATAAAAATAAATCCCCTCCAAATGGAGGGGTAGATTTAATAAACTTCTTGTGCTGCTATTTCTTCTAAGGATTTTGGAAATACAAACCCTATTGATTCAGCCTTTTTAACTAACGATTGATATCGTTTTGAGTTTGCGTTATACATTCTCAAAAATCCGCTTATTGTTTTGGGTGCATCATCGGGTAATAGCTTTTTCAATTTGAAATAAATAATTCGCGGTAATTGAGGTTTTCTTATTGTAGGCGGCTGTTTAGCAAGCATTTCTTGGCGTTCTTTGTGATTATTTATTTCATCAGCGGTTCTATCATCTTTGAATCGTCTATTGCTATACAATATCAGATTCCAGCACTTAAAAGATGGCTCACTTATTCCATACACAAACGGGTGAACACTTAACCCGCAATCTAAATGCAAATCATCAGGAAATCTAGGAAATCGTTTGTCTTTCCCCGATATGCTGTATATGCGTTTCCTGTACATTGCGCATTTAGGACAACAAGCGTTGCTATCCCCTACTTCAACCAAATCTGTTTCGAGAAATTCACAACTTGCAGATATATTGGCAGATACGATTTCTTCAATATCAGGAACATTGAAATTTATCCACTTTTCTCACGCGGTTGCTTGTTTGAATCTTCCCAAATCATTCAAGTAGTTCACGATTCTGAAAAAGTCTTTTTTATCCCATCCAATAGTGGAATATTTCATTAATTGCGTTGCTTTTTCAAGGCAAGCCATTGAAAGGTCATATTCGCAATAATTCCAATACTTTCCGGCACGCATACGCAATACATAATCCAAACATCCGGTAACGCCCAATTCATCACCTATGGCAGATGATTCATACGCCTTGTAATTGGGAATTGCAATAGAATGAATTGAATCTATATTTGTTAAATCGTATTGTATACCATCAGAAAATATTGTAGTTGCGCTGTTGATATCATCCCGGCTATCGTAGTATCTTCCTAGTGGTCGCGGTGTCATTCCACAAACATGACCATTTTTATAAAAAACAATCGCCATATCATTTACAAATGGCATCCGGATAATTGAACATCCACAATAGCCACACCGCTACACTTCCCGAAAATAGTAACAGTTTGACCATCAACAAATCCAGCAATTATGCTTGTTTCTTCTGTGTTTTTGGGGAAAAAGCAATCTACTGCATAAATCCCTAAAGCATCACCAACAGCCAATTTTATACACGGCGCATTGGTAAGCGCATCTTGCGTTATGTCTAGGATTGTGCCAGTAACCATCAATTCTTTGTCCAAATACAAGCTATCAGCGTTTACTTGATTAGCGACATAAGCATCGTACAATTCTTTTGCAGAAATCGCTATCGGTGATTCTTTTTGTTCCGTGTCTGCTTTTGGTTGCGGCTCTTGCTTTGGTGGTTCTTATTCAACGGATTGTTTCTTGCTTTCTGGCGGTGCGTTTTCGGTTTCTGGAAGTGCATTCCCGATAGCACCAAGCACTAGCAAAACACCAAAAGCAATAAGAATATTGCGTCCTGTGTGACGCTTTCCGCTTTTGGTATGTACGGATTCCATATTCAATTGCGTTATCTTTGCCTTGAACGAACCCGGCTCAACAAAGAAATAGGTTTCGTTTTGCCCAACTGGAATATGAAACGTGATTACAGCATCCGGTTTCTTGCCTTTCAGCAATGAAAGTGTGTGCGAACCGGGAAAAGAATGCAATATCAATTCGTTTCCGTTTCCCAAAGCGCCAACAAATGTGTTAT